TGATCCCTATTGCCTTCTCTACCCATTCATCAATAGTGTTGGCCTGTACGCTGTTGAGTTTATCCCTGAGTCCGAGTTCCTGGGCGATCACTGTGAGTTTTGACATGATCTCATTCTTTGTCAGGTTGTTCTCATTGAAATGCTCTGTCCAGATAGTCGCAACAACTCTTGCGGTTTGTCCCGCATATTTGGGACCATCCGGATTGTCACGGTCTACCGGCCAACCTTCGAAGTTGGGTAAAGGTTCACTTTCCATAAAAAGTTCCAAACACTTCTTGTCTTTTTTCGTGGAGGTTTTCAGAACTCCCGAAACGATCTTGGCGTACCTGACACCGGGTTGCATTGATTTGAGATTACCCAAATCCTTTACTTCTTGTCCTTGCGTGTTGAACATGTTATTAAATTTTAACAGATAAAGAATGATTAGTTCTCGTATTCATAAATGGCTTTCTTCACTAAAGCCAGGTCATTGGGTATTTCCGGAGTGGGAAACATGCCCTTTGGACTTTTACAGGTGTTCTCACCGTTGTTCACGGTTTCAAAGACATAACGAATGTTTCCGTCCTTGTCCTTTTTTACCTTACCAAAAAGTACGATGGCGAATAAACCCTCCAGGGTGAGGGAGTTGTCAATCATCTTACCGATGGTCTTTGCCTTGATCTTACGTTTGCCGTCCAGATCCACACTGTCCTCTGCATGCATCATGAATATTACTGTCAGATCATCCCGCAGGTCTTTGGGGAGTCTGACGATACGTGCAAGGTGAGAAGCCATTTGGGTGAACTTCTCGTACCCCTTTTCATCAGCCCGGTCAAAGTACTCAAAGGCACTCATGTACTGTAAGTCATCGAGCACTATGGTCTTTATCTCGGTCCGTTTGGTATTTACATACTGCAAACATGCTTCGATCTGACTATAGTTACTACTATGGTACATGTTACCATTGGGTGTCTCCTTAGACCAGGCAGTGTACATCTTCCTCCATCCTTTGAACGGCAGGGGTTTATTTGCCACGTTCACTATGAAGGTTGCTTTTGGATCGAGATTCTCGATACTGGTGCTCTTACCGGCACCTGAATCCGCAATGATTAACACAGACTGTCCCATGTTTTTTAATGATGAGATTGGTGAATTGATTTGACCAACTGGTTGAGCCATTCCTTGTTGCTTACAGGAGCACCCGTTTGGATAGCCACGAAGTCACGGATGGTCATATTCGTATATGATTCATCCGGCATGGTACTGGGCGGGGTATTTACCGCCAATGGTTTACGTCCAAACCCCGGTGCCACCCTTTCTTCAGAGGTAAACCTACCGTTGAGTACCGCATCGGTGGGGCCACTGATCGCAAGAGCTCTAGGGTTCACTGAACGCAGTTCATCCAAATAAACAATATACGAGCCGGAGTAGGCCCCCGTTTCACAGAGTTCGTACTCTTCCTCGAAGTTTGGATTGAAAGGGATCCGGTAAACAATCCTGTCTTTGTTTGCAGGTTGATAGTTCGAGCCGACGATCTCAAAATAGGATCCTTTTTCCTTGCGGAACTCAGAAGGGAAGACGTACACGAAGTGTCTGCCGGAAGCATCGTAAAATTCCCTTTTGATGGTGAAGTCACCCTTATTGATACCGAGGTCGTTGATCAGGTCTGCATGATAGGCAAGAAACTCCTTGAGTCTTTCCTGTCTGCTGGAGGATTGTTTGACATCTTCCTGTGAATTGAATGTTGAATATGCCATAAATAAATGGTTTAAATATCACTGTTACCTGTAGAAAAAACAGCCACGTTGTCACTGCCGTTGTTTCTTCTGTTTGTACGCTCCGAATAGCGTTGGTAAGTCGCACCTTCCGGACGGGATGCCGGGGGAGGGGATGTTTCAACCATCCTTTGGTGTACAAATTCAGCTTTCAAGAACAGCAGACTGTTGTCGTCACTGCCGTTACGAACCTTGATCAGGTGCATGAATATGTCATCCGTTTTACATTCGTATCCGTATGGACCGTAACTGCGGATGTCTGCCTTGTAAGGACGGTTCAGTACCACTACCATATCCGAACCCTGCATCAATGCATCACCGCCGAATATGTCAGAACTGGTCGGATAGTTAGACACACTTGTTGCGGTTTTCCTTGCCGCATCATCAATACTCCTGTTAAGTTGTGTGATCATCAGGACAATGATGGGGATTTCCTTCTTGAGTTGCATGAGCATCTCGGTGGTGTTGTACAATGTGTCGAACTTGTCCTTTTCTGCGCGGTGTTTTTTGATGAGCCAGCTGTGGTCCAGGGTGATGATCAAGGGATTGCTACCATATTCGGTAAAAGTCTCTATGACGGCATCCCGGATCTCCTCATGTGTGAGGGGTGATGAGATCATATCCCTGAATATCCCGGCTTTACGAAGTGTGAGACAGTCTTCACGGTATTTCATCATATGTTCGTATGCGAACCTGTCCAATGCTTTATCACTACTGAGTACCTGACCGTAATCAAGTGCCACTTCACCGGCAAATTGTCGAGCTGCGTACTGCTCGTCTCCCATTTCAAATTGAAATTCTAAGATGTTAAACGCCTGGTCGGGGTTGAGTCGGTGCGCTTCCCGAAGTATCTGACTGACCAACATGGTCTTACCTGCACCGGGTCTTGCACCTATCGTCATCATGGATCCCCATTCCAGACCCGCTATTCCCGCTCGGTTGAGACCCTCCCATGGTGTGCGAAGACTCTTAACCTTGCCGGTCATGCGTTTTTCAATGTACTTGAGTCCCTTATCCAGGACTGTCACATAACTTTTTCTACCATACTTTTTGGATTCTTCAGGTTTTTGCATGTGAAACAATAAGCTCGTTTTGGAGAAAAGGGTATCAAATATACAAAATAATGTGTAGAAATGAGATTCTCTACAATAAGTTTGTAGACATTTAACCATACTCCAAGAAAGTAATTCGACCAATATAATCGGCAGCATTCAGGTTTTGCTGCCGATTTTACCATATGCCAAGAAAGTAATTCCATCCGATTTCATCATATTCGTCTCTGGGTTCTATAACAGGAATGACTATATTGTTTTCATCAATCGTGTATCGGGGGGGAACCCACCCAAACAACACCCACTCACCCGTTTTCTCCATTGCACTTGTCTTGTATCTGGTTGATGCAATACATTCGCTGCTACCATCCACAAGGCGTTTGACTATGTTCACTTCAGCATTAAAGGATGTTTTTTCGGTATATTCTTTAGCTACTTTCAATGCTTCTTTGTTGGTACTTTCCAGCTTTATAATCACATTACCCAATCCACGCACTTCATACATTGTCGCCCATTTTCTTCTTCCCGGGTTGTCTTTGTAATAATGATATACTTGAGACCTGGTTTTTAATTTACGTATCGTAGGCGGGATAACACAGATACCATAACACGCTTCTCTCTCACATTCAATTTTCTTTTCCTTTATGTAGTCTTCTATGTGTTTCCTGCTCTTTTTAAAATCATCCGTTACATCATACAACTTCGACTTGTTCGTGGCAGCTATGGTGCCACTGCATGGATGATGTCCGAATTCATATTCATATTCATCAACAAGTTCATCATAGATGTTTCTTAAATTGAACCCCCTTTTTGCATTTATAAAGAGAACTGCATTATCAGGAATCATCGTTTCATCGGCATCATTTATATCTTCTTGTTCTAAATTATACAGCATATACGGCATTTGTTGGTATGATTAAGGGTGATTGAGTATCTCCGGGTTCTCCTGTATCATCTGGCAGTGGTCTGCCAGTACACTTTTCCAGGTCTTGGTCCGGGCATCCACCTTTTGAATAAAGTAGGAAGAGGTGGACATGTACATATAATTCTCTTTGCTCTTGGTGTAAATATAGTAGTCCGTGGCATCCAGTACCAGATCCCAGGAGTATTCCGGGAAAGTCTTGAAGAACCATACGAACTTGTCTCTCAATTCCTGTACACTCTGACGTGCCAGTTCTCTAGAGGGAAGTTTACGGGCCGGGAACATCTGACGGAAAGTTTTAA